ACGCGTCAAGGTTTCACGGACTTTAAGAAAGTCATCGGGTTTCTGTAGACTGATCTCTAGCAGATCAGTGGTTTCAAGATCAATATATCGTTCGTCTGCTTCCATGTTCTGCTCACTCCTGATAATTCGGAACCGCACATGGAAGTATTTAGATTATTTGCTTCGTCCACCTTTATCCACAGCCGCAACAATCTCCTCTAGATCGGCTTCAGACAGCACAGACAGGGCTTCTCGCGCCTTGCGGGAAGATATACCGTAGTACTCCACTAGAGCCGCCACACGACTATCGTCTTCCCGCTTTAGCCATTTGGAGAACCGCTTGCGGGGACGAACTGCTCCCCGCAGGAAGTCAAAGTGCATTTTTGAATCTATAAGTGGACGAGTATTCATCTCGTTTGCTGCGAACAGGGTATCAGGAAAGTACGACAGGCAACGGGTAACCACGAACGGTGGATACGACTGCTTCGTGTAAGACTCGCTACTGTCTAGTAGCGGATCCTTTGAAACATTGATCGCATTTAAATAATCACTCAGGGTGTGAGTCATCGGCTACTCTTTCTGCGGTTATATTCTTTTCTGTACTGCTTGCTGATGCGGAACAGTTCATCTAGTTGAACCCTTGTCAAACGGGTAATATCCTGTTTCATCATTTGCCGTATTTCTTTAGGCATTATGGAGTAATACGGGGGATCAGGAAAATCATCAGGGGTCAACGCAGTCTGATACTCACGCCTGTCCTTGAAATCTTTGAAGACTCTGCCTTTTTTTACGCTGCGATTCCGTGCCATTACTTGAACTTGATCTCCATCATTAGTTGCACAAGGCAAGCCGTGAGATTAATCTCGTGATCCGCAGCAAACGCCGCCTTGTACTGGTAGTCTGCAAGAATAAGAATGGCTTGGGGAATAGACCCACCCTCAACCGTATCACACAGGCTATCGTAAATTGCGCGGTACACCCGTGTCTGATCGTTGTCTAGGTTGTCCACCACCCACCTACGAACATTGGCAAACTCCTTTGCCTTCATGTGCTTCACCAAGTCGCGGATCTGCACATCCCCAAGGGTCTGAAGAATGCCCACATCAATCTTTCCACTCACAGAATACCGCTGAAGTTCGTTCAGGGTACGCCGAAAGTCAGGAAAGTACTTTGTAATGAGTTGAGCCACCACCTTGGGTTCGTATTCAATACCCTCGGCTTCTAGAATCTCGGTGGCTCGTTTCAGGAACTTCACCGCAATCTGAGCCTTCTCCTTCTGCTGTATACGAAAATCTATACAGGTGCATCGGGAGTGCAGAGGTTCAATGATTCTATTTTTAAAATTACAGGTGAGAATGAACCGACAGTTGGTAGAGAACTCTTCAATGAAACCCCGAAGTGCTGGCTGTGTGGACTGTGCATTGGAGTAGTCAAACTCATCCAATATCACCACCTTCTTTACGCCTTCGGTGAGAGACACCGTGGACGCAAAGTTTCTGATTCTGGTACGGAGAGTATCAATGTTTCCGTCCTCAGAGCAGTTCACCACAATATAGTCGCAACCCAAATCATTACACAAGGCTCTAGCAATAGAAGTCTTGCCACAACCCGCTCCTCCACTCAGTAGTAGATTCTGCGGTTCGCCTCGCTCTGCCATTTGCAGGAACAGGTCATGCGTTTCAGATGGAAGAATACAATCAGCAACGGTTTGTGGTCGATACTTTTCGCACCACAATCCCTTCACGGTTTCTGTTGAGATCACTTTAAGCCTTGTATGTTGAGTCTGCGTTCAGGGCAATCCAATAGGTCAGAGGTTCATTCTTATTCGTGAAGGAACTGACCACCTTCTCCGAAATCGCAACAGCGTAATCACCTGGAAGAATCTTTAGATTATCCACATCAAAGATAAAGTCGAATGTGGCACCCGAAGCATTCTCTCCCACAATCACCGAATAGAAGTTGGAAGTCTTGTCTGCCTTGTCTGTGGCTGCAAGTTCAATGTGCTTGCCGTCTGCTGATGATCGCACACACAGATGGGTTACCTGAAGCACAGAAGCCGCCTTGATGATCTCAGCAAAGTCCTTCGACTTCAGATCAAACTGCACCACAGGGGACGGCATACTAATCTTCTTGCTTGTGGAAGTCACTAGACGAGGATCACAATAGTAGTAGCGAACACTTGAGTTTCCGCACTTCACGGTGATGTAGTTGTCCTCAAACACGAACTCAGGATCCTTGAACAGACTCACCGTTCCCAAGAACTTGTTTAAATCCCAAATAGCAAACGACTTCGCAAAGGTTTCATCCACCTTTGCTTCGGCAAGGATATTCTTCGTGGACGACAGGGTATTCAACTTGTTGCCCTCGTTCACTAGAATTCCTGAATTAATACTAGCAAAGTTCTTGAGGATATCAAGTGTTCGCTTGGAAATCTTCACCACATTAGTCTTGGTCTTCGTTGTCATAATCTTCTCGCTTTCCTGCATTAGAGTCTTCCACAAATCGTTTCAAAATTTCTTTCTGATCGTGGCGGCGGCTGCTCTTATGCTTTCGCTCCACACTCTTACGAGCCTTCTTTGCGTTCGGGTCGCTACTGTCGTAGTCACGGTTGTTGCGCTCAAACATATCAAAAGTCCTCAATATCAGAAATAAGGTTACGCAAACCCTTCTCTATCATGTAGCCAAGAATCTTGCTACGAGAGGGTGTAAAAGGTGTATTCCAATTCACTTCAATTTTTTCTTCGTACTCGGATGGGATGTGGAGCAGATCAATGAGTGTCTTGTTTCGATTCCAATTCGCTTGGTGCTTTTCTTGCACCACTCCATGCTCCGCGTAATAGTTTAGCAGTTCATCCATACGCTTCTTTGTAATGGGCTTCTGTCGTTTGTCTTCCACCATGAAGCAGTCATCATCCGATAGAATATTTGGAACTCCATCAGACGAGTCTCCTCGGACAATATGCTCAAGCAAAAACTGCTTAGGATTGTCTACTTCAACAAACTTCTTCTGAAGGGGAGCGTACTGCCGCACACTTGGATGAATAAGCAGTTGAGAGAAGTCCTTGTCTCCACTCAACACAAGCATCTTCTCTGTGGGGGCAAATCGTTTCACAAGATAGGCAATAAGATCATCGGCTTCACAGCCTTGAACTGCCAGATTTCGATAGGGCATATGCAGAGCAACCTCATCCCTAATCTTATTCATTATCTCATAGAACCGAGTCCATTGAGCCTCGTTCTCTTTACGGTCTTGTCTGCGCTTTCCCTTGTAGTGGGAAAAGAACTGCCGCCGCCAAGAAGAGCCTGAGTCTTCACATATAACTAGTTCGCCGTATTCGCGGAAAAACTTCTTGCGATATATGCGATATGTGTTGAGTACCATGTGTCGAACTAGGTCTTCATCAATGGCTGCAACATCTCTATGCTGTGCAAAGATAGACGACATCAATACCTGCGTGTTGTCAACGAGAATCATTACTGTACCTGTAGAATGAGGCAATTACTGTTTACGCGACCCGTGGGTTCGCTACTCTTAGTCTTCAATCCCGTAAGGTAACGAATAGCAGTAACAACTGTCTTTCGGCAGTCGTTCTGATTCTTCAGAAACTCATCAGGATTTCTGACAGTCTTCTCAAAAGACTTTGCCGAATCAAATCCAATAATGGTTGACCCCTTCACGGCAAGTCCGCTTTTCGGTTCAACTGCAATAAGCAGGATGGCTTTCTTGTTCTTTGTGTTGTACATGATCAGTCTCTGTGCCCCAATGATATCCACTGGATTGATGGAGTCAATAGCAAAGGCATCACTTCTCTGTAAGAAGTGGAGTCTCTTTATTTGAGACTCTGGGGACTTGCGCTTCTGCTTTCGCGGCTTCTTGTTAGACTTCAGAATACCAATACGATCATTTAAATTTTGAACAGCAGATGTCAGCGTGTCCACCATGTTTTTTAATGCTGTCTTTTTAAAATGAGAGTACCCCTCAACAAGATCGGGATCGGTTCCTGCTTGTGCTAAAAGCATTTCCTCTAGGGTTTTCACCAAGCGATCCCGCACAATAACAGCAAGTGGGCGGGTTAGTTCGGTGCGAGAAATCCATTCAAGCAGAGCATTATCTTTCCGCTTTCCCTTCAGCACAGACTCGGTGGTTTCATCAATCACAGGCTCCAAATCAGACAGCAGTACATCTGCCTTTGCAACCACACGATCCTGCACACTTACTCGCTCAATGGGGAT